AACACAGACAATCTCCGCCTGTGTTTAAAATAATATGACAACACAAACTAGAACTTCCGAGTTGGAAGCAGTAAACACTATTCTATCTACAATAGGGGAGAGTCCTTTAAATACATTAAGTGGTTCTTTGCCAGTAGATGGAACAATAGCAAAAAATGTTTTATCAGAAGTTTCACGTGAAGTTCAATCTCAGGGTTGGCACTTCAATACACATTATAAAGTTTCTTTGAGTAGAGACACAGATAACAAAATTCCACTAGCAACTAATATTGTTAGAGTTGAAATAGACCCAAGACAATATTCAAAAGTAAGTTATGACATAGTACAAAGAAATAACTTCCTATATAATCTTGCAAAGAACGAAGATACTTTTGATACAAACTTCAAAGATGCAACAGCAGTATATCTATTACCTTTTGATGAAATTCCAGAACAAGCTAAAAGATATATTACAATTAGAAGTGCAAGAATATTTCACGATAGAACTTTAGGTGCTAATACAATTCACAAATTTTCACAAGAAGACGAAGCAAAATCTTTAAGCATTTTAAAACAAGCTGAAAGTCATACTGGTGATTACTCTATATTTGATACACCAGAACAAGCGTATACAATAATAAGAGGTAATTAGTTATGGCTTTAGTTAGTCGAACAATTCCTAACTTAGTACAAGGTGTTTCACAACAACCAGAAGTATTAAGATTAAATTCACAAGCAGGTGAACAAATCAATGGTTTCTCATCAGTAGTTGAAGGATTAAAAAAGAGACCGCCAACTGAATACATAGCTAAATTATCTAGCAGTTCTTTAGGTAATGCTTTTATTCATACAATTAACAGGGATTTAAATGAACGATACATTGTGGTTGTTAGTAATGGCAGTATTGCTGTGTACGATATTAATGGAGTTTCTAAAACAGTTGTAAACCAAACAAGTGCAACAAATTATTTAAGTAGTAGCAATCCAAAGTCAGACTTTGTTTGTATGACTGTTGCTGATTTTACATTTATAGTTAACAAAAATACTACTACAGCTATGGGAACTGCAACGTCACCTGCAAAGGTAGAACAAGCAGTTTACTCAGTATTACAAGGGGTGACAGATACCAAATACTCAGTCACTATTGATGGTACTACCTATAATTTCACATCTTCAGATACAAATACTGAAACTATTAGAAATGGCCTTAAATCAGCAGTTGGTTCTATATCTGGAATAACAACAGCTAATATAGGTAATTCTAGCTTTTCAATAATAAAATCTTCAGGAACACTTACAGTCACAGCTTCCGATGGATATGGTAATGACGCTTCACAAGTAGTCAAAGATAAAGTTCAAAACTTTTCTGATTTACCTGTACCTGCTGTAAACAATCAAGTTGTTCAAGTGACTGGTGATGCAGATAGTGGTTTTGATGATTACTATGTAAAATTTATTGAAGCAGATAATTTATGGCAAGAAACAGTAGCACCAAATACTAAAACAAGTTTTAACAATACTACAATGCCACACATTCTTATTAGGACTGCTGATGGTAATTTTAGATTTACACAAGTAGATGGTTCTTCTTATACAATATCAGGAACAAGTTATGATGTACCTTTGTGGGGAGATAGAATTTGTGGAGATTTAGATAGTGTACCAGACCCAACATTTATAGGAAGAAAGTTAAATGATATTTTCTTTCATAGAAACAGATTAGGATTTTTAGCAGATGAAAATGTTATTATGTCTAGAAGTGGAGAATTTTATGAGTTCTTTCCTGAAACTATTACACAAGTATTAGATACAGCACCAATAGATGTAGCTTCTACTCACACTAAAGTATCAATCCTTCGTCATGCAATTTCTTTTGATGAAGAATTACTTTTATTTTCAGACCAAACACAATTTGTATTAAGTGGTGGTGCAACACTAACTGCGGAGAATATATCAATCAATGTCACAACAGAATTTGAAACAGACAAAACTATTAAACCAGTTGGGGCAGGAAGTAATGTCTACTTCGGCTTCAATAAAGGAAGTTTCACAGGTATTAGGGAACTTTTCATTGCGTCTGACACAGATACAAAACAAGCTGATGATATTACAGCGAATGTGCCTAAGTATATTCCTACTAATGTCTTTAAACTTGCTTCTGCAACTAATGAAAATATTATCGTAGCATTAAGTTCAGACGAAGATAATGCTCTTTATGTTTATCAATATTATGTAAGTGAAAGAAGAAGATTACAAAGTGCTTGGAGTAAGTATACTTTTGGAACAGCTTCTACTGATAAAATTTTAAATATTGATTTTATTGAGAATGAATTATTTTTAATTAATGAAAGAAGTGATGGTGTTTATTTAGAAAAAATAAATGTATCACCTGCACTTACTGATACAGGTGAAACTTATTTAACTCACCTAGATAGAAAATTAGATAATACAGAAATTACAGAAGCATATAATTCAGGTACAAACCAAACTACAATTACACTTCCATACCAAATTAAAAATGCAATGAAAGTTGTAGGTAGAAGTGGTGCTTCTAACAAAGCAGGACAAGAAATATCAACTGTTTCTCAAACAGTAGGTGGAACAACCATCGTTATTACTGGTGATATTACTGCACAGAATTATTTTATAGGTGAACAATATGAATTTAAGTTTCAGTTTTCTCAACAATTTATACAAGTAGCAGATACACAAGGTTCAAGAATTTCAGTAAAAGAAGGTAGATTACAGATAAGAAATTGGAATGTTTCTTTCAATGATACTGGCTTTTTTACTACAGAAGTTAAGCCTGTAGGTAGAGATGTATCAACTACTACGTATACAGGTACTATTACAGGAACAGGATTACTAGGTACAGTTAACCTTGAAGATGGAGATTACACTTTCGCAGTTCAATCAGAGAATGACAAACTAACAGTCACAATTAAGAACGACAGTCATTTACCATCAAATTTTATCAACGCAAGTTGGCAAGGTTATTATGTCACCGCATCATCAAGAGTTTAATGGAATTAGGAAAACTATTTCTGAAGATATAGAATTTTTAGCACCAAGATTAAGATACGAAGATAAAAGAGAAGTTTTAGATAGTGTTGGTTTGACACCATACCAAGCGTTAACAGATGGTTTTAATTTATCTCAAATATGCTTAACAATAGTAGACACTAAAAATATCCCAGTTGGAATGTTTGGTGTTTCTGAAGATGGTGCTATTTGGTTATTAGCTTCACCAGATATAAAAAGAATACGCTTCTCTTTTTTAAGAGAGAGTAGAAAAGTAGTTAACCTTTTAAATTACAAATACAAAATACTATGGAACTTTGTAGATTGCAGAAATGAATTGCATTTACGTTGGTTAAAATGGTGTGGTTTTAAATTTTTAAGAAAAATCAATTATGGAGTAAATCAAAAACCCTTTTATGAGTTTATAAAATTATGTGTAGCCCAACGATAGCATTAACAGCAATTAGTGCAGGTTCTTCCCTTATTCAATACCAACAAGGTAAGCAACAGCAAAAGGCCGAAGAAGCTAGACAGAAAAGACAAAATGCACTTGCAAAGAAAAATGCAATTCAGAGATATGCTTCAGAAGCACTTAGAATTAGACAAGTAGAAAAAAAATCAAGTCAAAAAGGTTTTGAAGCTACATTAAAGACTAGAAAGAAAATTTCAGAATTTGAAGCTAATAGAGGTAGTGCAGGTATTGCTATGTCAGGTTCTACTTCAGCTTTAATGGCAGATTACTACAGAACAGAATCTAAATATAAAAATTCATTAGCAAACAATTTAAATATAAATATTTCACAATACGAAAGAAATTTAGAAGCAATTCAATTTGGTCAAGAAAGTCAATCGACTTATGTTCAACCACCTAATCCTGCATTACTTTTTGCATCTTCAGCATTAAATGTTGCTAATACATATTATTCATTAGAAGCACAAAAAGAACTTAAAGGATTAAAACCTAATAGTTCAGGATTAAAGGTAGCACCATAATGGCCAGAAAAACACCTACACTAGATTTAACACCTGAATTACCAGAGGTAGTTTCTAGAGATTTTAATTTATTTTATAGACCAGAAGCAGAACCAGAAATAGCAGGTATGAAAGAATTTACTGCTTCATTAGATAATTTTGTTAATGGTGCAGGTTCAGCAATGGTTATTGCAAGTACTGTAAAAGAAAAGAAAGTTAACTCAGCACAAGCAGTTAAAGATTATGCAGAAAACAAAATTAAATTTAGAGATGCAGTTAAATCAGGACAAATAGACAAAACAGCTAATCCATTTTACTTAGAGAAATATAAAGAATTATCTCTTAATGAATATGCTAGTGAATTTAATTCTGTTCTAGTTAAACGATATGGAGACCTAGATGTTAAAACTGATATTACAGAGGGTGCTTTTGATAACTTTTACCAAGATACACTAAAGAAATTTGTAGCTGATAAAGGATTAGGTACATTTGAAGCCTTAGATTTAGAAAAAGGTTTTTTTAAAGAAACATCAAATTATAGAGCAAGTTTAGAAGCACAACATCAACAAACACAATTAGAATTATTCAAAACTAAATTTAATGAAAAGGTTAAAAATAGAGTAGTTGGTATTGTTCAAAAATACAAAGATTACAAATTAGACCCTACAGTAGATGGTGATGCTACTAATATTTATGAACTTATAGCTAACGATATTAATACAGAGATTAAATCTTTAATTGAAGTTGGTGATAATGGTAGAGATGTAATTGATACAGCTTTTGCAGGTTTAGCAGAATATGTGACTGTAGCTACTGATATAGAATTTGCTAAAAAATTAATTAGAAATGTTCCTAAGTTTTTAACAGGTGGAACTGATACAGTAGAAAATATTGGTAGAATTAAAGTTAAACAAGAAGAACTTTATAATGCCTTGATTGAGAGTGCAGAAGAAAAAAAGAAAAAAGAAAATGATTTTATTACAACTTCACAAACAAGTGAAAGACTTAACACATACAATTATTTAGAAAGTCAAAAAGATAATCCTAATTTTAATTTAGAGGAATATAAAAATGACCCTAGAAGAAGCAATCAAGAAATAATTGCTATTAATCAATTTAAAGAAGATAGCAAAATTAAAGGTGCAGAAAAAGATGACTTTAATGTAATTGTTGAGATTGAAGAATTATTATCTGAAAGAAAATTTTTAGAAGCACATGATTTAGTTTCACAGGCATTTAGAAATGGTGATATTACACCAACTACTAAAAATAATTATCATAACACAAGAATAGCAAGTTCAAGAGATTTTAAAGACCACCCATTATTTAATAGTGTAAGACCTGTTAATGATGGACTTAAATCATTAGACAGTATTTTAGCTTCTAATGCTAGTGGTGGCGATAAGATGAAAGCTAGTAATTCTAAGATTTACATTCAAGATAAATTATATCTTTGGATACAAGAAAACCAAAATGACCCTAAGTATCAAGGTAAGTCTTATTTATTACAAAAAGATTTTGAAAAAGAATATTTATCAATTCTACAAGACCTTAAAAACTTTACTGATGTAGGAGATAGTTTATTTGGTAAAGGTGTAGGTACAGATGGCTCAGGTACAGTAGTTGAGAATATTGATGCACAAATTACTAAAAAGAAAACTAAAGCTAATGAAAGCAAATTATCAGCACAACAGATAGCTGATATGACTACAGACCTTAAAGCAATCAGTTCAGCAGAATTTCAAAGTAAATACAAAATGACTAAAGAGCAATTCAGAAAATTAATAGGAAAATTTTAATATATGGCAACACTTACACTACCTGATGGTTCAGAAATCAATGTAGCTGACAATCTTTCAGAAGAAGAAAAGCAAGAGATTATTGATAATGCTTCAAACTACGAACAGAATTTTAAGCCAGATGTAAGTGATAATGAAGGTCTTTTATCTAATGCACCAGATGCTTTAAAGAACAACTGGCTATATGATAATCTAGTTGTTGCACCTTATGAAGGTAGTAGAAAAGCCTTAAATAGTGCTTCTAGCTTAGTAGAGGATTTAGGTGACACTTTAGGAGAAACGACCAATGTTGGTGGGTTTAGATATGGAAAAGACGCTGAAAATGGTTTGGTAGAGTACGTACCTTATGACCAAGCTGTAGAAGAAGGTAATGTTAAAGGTATCTTAGCACCAATTACAGGAAACATAGGTACAAAAGACCATTGGGAAACTAAAGGTTTCTTTTACGACCCAAGTAAAGACAATCCTGAAGATAATACTGAAACAATGTCAGCAAGTTTTGTTGAAGGTATTACTCAGTTTATGATTGGCTTTAAAG